GCATTGGATATGCAAGAAGATGTCGCGGTCAAAACAGTGGCCCAGTTACATCCCAAATTTGCTCTTGCTATTTTAAAAGCATTTGGTTTCCACAGAAAAATGTGTAGAGATAAAGTTGCTGGTCGTCAAATAGAAAAAATACAAAGAGCATCAGAATGGGTAGACAAATTTATTAGCAAAAAATTCGCTAATAAAAAGACTGTAGACGACATCAAAAAACAAGACAAATTAATTCGTTTCCTCGATTTACTTGCACAATTAGTAAACGCTAATCCCTCAGTTCTAAATGACAACATGGTAACCGAAACAGAAGAATCACGAGGTGAAATAATTGTTCCAGATGAATTAGTAGCAAGAAAAATTAAGGCTGCTAAATTAAGAAATTCCGGAAAACCAGTTTTGGGATGGGGAGAAATTCAATCAAATATGAATAAAATTTACGGTTCTTTCTCTAGAGGCTTGACTTTCGATGGTGTTTCAACAAACTCACCATTCGGTATGGATAATTTATTCCCTCAAATGAGTATGTTGACCGCAGCTCCAGTTGTACGAGGATCAACATGGGGAGGTATGGCAGGTGGTGGATCAGACATCAAAGTTTACTTACAAGATCATCAAACAGCTTTGGAATATTCAAGAAATGTTCAAATGATTATTGACGAATTAATTGCCAACTTGAAAAGTTCAGGAAAGACTCTCGATAAATCCGAAATTGATGCAATTATCTCTAAAAAAGCACATTTCGAAGCTATGGAACGTGAATTATTCGACTATGCTTGGACTATTCAAAAATATTCTCAATTACTTAAAGTAGTAGAAACCGAAAACAGACCAGAAATCATCACATATGGACATATTGAAAAATATGTTGAAAAATATAACAACTTATTGAACAGATATGAAAAAACTGGCAACAGCTTCAACACTTTAATTTCATTATTGAAAGATTGTGCTGAAGACAAAGAAAACGGAGAAAATTGCAAAACTTTATAAGTTTACACATATTCTTCAAATTTTCTAACTGAAATTCATCGTTTTTAGTAAATTTTCAAAAATAATTTTATGTTAAAAAACAAAATATAAAATTTCTCTTTTCAAAATAATTTGAATTAATAATTTGAATCAATAATTTGAATTAATAATTTGAATTAATAATTTGAATTAATAATTTAAATCAATAATTTGAATTAATAATTTAAATCAATAATTTGAATCAATAATTTGAATTAAAAATTGTACCAGAAACTCCGTGCACAATTCTCAAAACGTTATGAGTCACTGCATAAGTCTTAAAAATATATTTATTATATTTTACATCAATTCTTCTAAAAATAGTATTAATATCAAATGTATTTAAACATGACATATTACAAGATCCAGAAGCCTGTATATTAATAGGATATAATGAAAATGTACTGACACCGAATCCAGATGGTATTTTAGCCATTGGAAAATTGTAAAAAGGTTGTAGTAAATTATAGTAGCTCATTGGAAACGATTCTATTTGTCCAATTGAATTAAAACTTAGGTATGCGGAATAAATTAACGGTTCTCCCTCAATTTGACCCAAATCATCCCGTATAAATGTATTCTTATAATTAAAAAAATCATTCACATTTGAATTTTGTAAATAAGATATTTGACCCATAAATACAAACCATTTACATGGATTTAATATTTGAATACTATTTCTATTACTCAAATTTTGCAAATTTATATTTCCTGTAAAAAATATCTGCTCAATTATATATTCATGTTTATCATTGTAAAACTTGTTTCTTTCATCTCTGTCTAAATATATGTAGTCTATTAACAGAAATATTTTTTTGATCGGTAAATCTATCGGCTGTTTAAACATATAGTTTTTTTCTATGTATATTGTGTTTGGATTTGAATCTTGGGAAGGTATCGGAATATATATTGATCCGCTTTTTACACCATATATTATATAGTTTATTTGATTTTTGTATCCATTTTCCATAATATTTGATAAATTATTCGTAAATAAATTACTTAGATATGTTGACATTGTGGTTATGAACGAATTGTCAGATATTTTCCTGTAGTAAAGATTGTAATTTAATATAGACATGGTTGTGGGATCTACATCTCCTGTATCAATACTGTCAAATTCCGCCCATGCAACTCCTTGTTGAGAATATTGAACTAATGGTTCTCCAATTATTCCATGTCCAAAATATTTTTGTACTTTAATATAATTTGTAGGGGAAAAAATCGCACACGAACTAAAATCATTTAATTGTATATTAAATCTTATTTTATTACAGACATAAAATAGGTAATGCCATTCCGGAATTATTACAAAACCAAAAATACATTGGAACATGAAGTGTGTACGAATTTATCCCTCCGGATGTTGTGCGTAATGTGTATAGTTCTGGTATGTTACCTATGTATTGATCTAAAGAACTATTGAAATTAGTGTAATTTAATTCATCTAATACATTTAACCATTCTCCCCACATTCGAGAAATTACTTGTCCACTAATTTCAATTTCCACGTAATCTATCAACGCGTATGCAATCTTTCTCGCCCATGCAAACTTTAATTTATTATCCACATTGTTCGATAAATCATATAATTTTGGTATTTCTGGTAATTCAATTACTAACCACATCTTGTGAATTAAATCACCTAGTTTTGATAATTCACAAGATATTTTTTTCCCAAAATTCGCTTGATATATGAAATTCGTTTGAACCGTTTCTGTTGAAAAATTTGTGTATCTTCTATATACAACCTTAAAAAATGTTACCTGCGGTTGTTCATTTAAATACATATTTTCTTCGCCATATGCTACTAATTGTACTTCTCCTCCTGGCATATTATTTTTATATAATTAAATTTGATTTATATTAATATTAATTATATTAAACCAACTACAACCAATCACTTTTATAAAAATAAATAAAAAAAATAAAAAAAAATTAAAAAAAATAAGTGCTTTATTTTTTTATAATAAAAAATATTCTAATAAATTTAACCTGTCATACATCATTAGTTAAATTTTATTTTACTTCATAAATAATAATCCGGCTAATCCTGATTGATATCTAATTAAATTATATTCAAGAGTCGATAATTTTAATGTTATAGTTATTGTATCCAAATTACTAATATAATTAAAATAACCGAAATATTGAATAAATTTATTTTTATCCATAATTAATTGTATTCTAAATGTATTGTACATATCCATATTTATAGAACCTGTTGGCTGAAATTTTTCGGGTTCAAATGCAAAACTATATGTATTTATAATATTATTAGAATCAACACGAGTATTGTATCTGTATGGATTTAATAAACGAGTAATATTGTTGTAACTGTATTTTTGTATATTGATTTCTTTATTTTCACCACTTGTATTAATTTTATCTGAATTTTTCTGCATTTGAGGTACAATTCCGTCTCTCCTTATTCCATCAATATAAAAAACTGTAGATAATATTAAGTCATTTATACTACCTGTCGTGTTATTTTGAATTTCTATTAAATATCCATTTACAAAAAAGTCAAGTGTCCAAAATATTTCTTTGATAAGACCATTTATGTTAAAATCAAAATTTACATACATTATCTCTTCACGATTATTAATTTGATTGTCGATTTTTTCAGACACCGCGTAATAATTATGTTTTTCAATTAAATTGTCTTGTTTGTTTTCCGTTAGTCTTTTCCTTTCTGTTCTTTCTAATAATATAAAATCAAATAGTGAACTAGTATTTATTTTTTTTTGTGTAAGTAAAAGTGATGTAGTTTCATAAAAAGTTTTAATCAAATTGCCAGGACTGTTTTTTATTTTTATAAATATATCCGAATACATACATGAAATTAGTGGTATAGAATTCATTGCCTGTTTAAAGAAAAACTCTAGTGGTAAATACAAAGATTTATTTTTATAAACTTGCAATATGTATGGTTTTATCGGACCTGCTTTTATAAAATCATCAGTACATCCAATCCCTAACATCTGATCTAATCCCTTTAGTACATTTAAATTAACCATCAACTTTATCATTATAATTAAAAAATCACTTGTAAGTTTATCTATTAGTTCGTCTCCTATGTATAATTCCAAATTCTCAAGCAAATTTATCATTCCATACTCAGAAAATAAACCATTTGTTATCGTTTTTATTTGATTAAAATAAGTTTCCGGAATATCAAATAAAGTGTCATACATTAAACTTTTCATATTGTATATTGGTAATGAAGTATTTGCATCCACAATATTAACCAACATATTTTTCCAGATTAAAATTTTATTATTTGAAACGTATTTTTTGTAAAGCATATTATTCATGTAATTTGGATCTTTAAATAAATTGCCTCCTGTGTAAGTTTTTAGAGATGCATTATATTCAATTTGACTCAAAATTTCGTTATTATAAACTAATTGAATATTTAATATACTATCGAAGAAATTTATTATTTTTATTGTAAATGTTTGATTGTCATATGTGTAAAATAACAAATCATTTAATCCATTGAAAAATTCGTTCGTAGTTGACGTTTGGATCGAATTTACATAGTTATATATTTGTATATTTATATAGTTAATTAATACATACAATAGGGATTTACTATTATTAAAAAAATATTGATCTAATATTCTATCCCATTTATTCAAAACATATATTATCATGCATGTGTAGTAAAATAATGTAATTAACATATTATAATTGATTCTTTCCACTCCCAAATTATTAAAATTATCGTATATTAACGTAAAAATGGTTATTGTGTTATTATTATATACATAATTGTCATTATTTGAAAATATATTCAATAATTGATTTACTGATACTCGTATTCCGGCCTGATCTTTATTTGTTCCTCCAAATATTTTTTTAATTACACTTAGAAAAAGACTAATGTTATAAATAATCGTGTCGAATATTTTATCTATATATTGTATATTTGATTGCAGGATCGTGTAATTGTAAATATTTATATTATTGTATTGATTCAGTATATTTATTATACTGTTATTCAAAAATGTATTTGTTATGGAAGTTTCATTTTGTTGCATCAGAGTAATTGTTATTGAATTGTACAAATTGGATAAAAAATCTAAATTCACATTGTAATTATAAAATTTATCGATTTTGTAATCAACTATGTGTCTTATTGTGAGATTTTGAATATTTTTGTAGTAATTTGATATTAAATTTTTTTCAATTATATTACTATTTAAAAAATCCAAATAAGTA